AGACGACGAGTGGCGATAGTGCAAGTGGTTGGTCAGGTTGGACAGCTAACGCCACGCAGAGCGCAACGGGCGACATTCCGTGGATGACAATTCTATCGCCCTATCTCGCGGGAGCCTATCTGTACTTTAACCCTTCAAATTCGCACATGCTTTACTCGACGGGAGGCAATAGTTTTTGGACCATAACATGGTCGGGATCAATTACTACTGGCACGACAATGACTGCAAATTCAATGGGGCGCGGCATCGAGGAATTGGTTGGCACATCTGTTTTGGCGCCTCCGACGGCTACGACTAATCCCGTTTACGGCATGGAAGATCACGCCGCGTGGTACAAAACTCCAAGCACATTGGGGTTATATCAATCTACTTTTGGATTAAACGGGAATAGCACGGTAATTGCTATTTGGGATATGAGTGACTGCTCAACGAGCGCAACTACCTTAGTCGCAAATGCGGACGGCAACTACGGCGGCGACGGCGGAGAACAATCGGCGATTTCAACTGACGGCGGCCAGACCTGGACGCAGTTCGCCAGTACGAGTTATAATCCGTCAACAATTTCAGGCGGCACCATTGCCTGCGGCACACCAAACAATATCGTTATAGCCAAAACGAATGGCACAGGAACCGCGCCATATTATACGACCGACGGCGGTGCGTCATGGCACGCGATTTCTATGACTGGCCCTAGCGGCGCTGTAAGTTGGAACCACTTTTGCGGGGCAAGTTTCTACAAGGCAAAATGCGTCGCTGCTGACAAGGCCGATGCGACCGGAATGACGTTCTATCTCATGCTCGGCGGCTCAGACGGCAATCAGGGTTTTTATAAATCTACCAACGGCGGCGCATCGTGGACATTTCAAAGTGCCGGAAATTCAAGGGGCAACCTCAGCGACCAGAATGTAAAGATCAGGGCCACGCCCGGACAGGCAGGAGACATTTGGTGGGCATCTGGGCCATCACCTAGCGCCGGGGATAACACACTTCAACATTCAACCAACGGTGGGGCGAACTGGACGACGATTACGAATGCAAGTAACGCGGCTTGTATCGGTTTTGGTGCCCCGGCTCCCGGTAAATCCTACCCGAGCGTTTATTATATTGGTTGGTATAACGTTGCCGGCGTGACGCAGACTTACGGCGTATGGGAAGCTGATGACATTGGGACAAACGCACAGGGAACATGGAAACAGCTACTTAATGTGGATGGTAGCGCATTCCCATTAGACAGCCTTGATATTGTAACAAGTTGCAGCGGTGACCCTAATATGTCGGGACATGTCTATTTAACATTCGGCGGGTCAGGCGGCGCTTATTATCCCTACCTTCTCAACCGCGACCTCGATCCGGCGAGCAATGACAATACCCCCGCATATCTGGACAAGGTGGGGTGATGACAGCCCTGTTTTGGTGTATTCTGCCTTCCACGATCGCGGTAATTTGGCTGTCCTACTATCACATAGCGGGCAAGAATGGCTGATATCAGGGATGACCCCTCGGACGAGGATGAGGCAATAGAACAGCCCGTCCAGACCGAAAGCCGCGACCGCGAACTATCGACTATCGAATCCATCAATTCCGAATGCCTGAAAATCTATCGGGATGTCGAGCAGGGTTTCCAGAACCAATGGGACCGCGCCAATTCCCAGATGGACTATTGGGACATATACCACTGCCAGCTCGGTCCCAAACAGTTCTATACCGGAAATTCCCAGATCTTTGTCCCCATCGTTCATGACGCGGTGAATGCCAGGGTTACCCGGTTCAACAATCAGATATTTCCGCAATCCGGGAAGCACATCGAAGTCACGGCTTCCGAAGATAAGCCAACCGCGATCATGTCGCTGTTGGAACACTACATCCGAAAAGCGAAGCTCCGCACCAATGTCATGCCGGCGCTTATCAGGAACGGGGATATCGAGGGGCAATACAATATCTATGTGAAGTGGGTCAGGAATGAGCGCCACGTCGCCATGCGGATCAACAAGAAAAAAACCGTGGACGACATGGAGATTGATGACGAGTACGAGGACATAGACGAACAAACCATCGTGCATCAGTATCCGATGGCGGAAGTCATCGCAGATGCCGATGTCCTGGTTCTTCCCTTTACGTCTGACAGTGTTGAAGCGGCAATCGACAATGGCGGTTCAGTTTCGATCATTCGCAGATACAGCAAAGCCAAAATCCGACAGATGATCCGGGACGGAGAATTTGAAAAAGAGGCAGGCCAGAATCTTTTGGCGACAATGGCCGGTAAGGGAAAAAACCAGAGTCCCAACAAGAAAAAGAACATCACCACGGCGGCGGGAATCCAAACAGAAGGCGATCAGAAAACCGCTCTCGTCTATGAGACTTGGACGAAGCTGAAAGTGGATGGCGAACGCAGGATCGTCCGCATTTATTTCGGTGGCGAAGATCAGGTGTCGGGGTGCAAGTTGAACCCCTATTGGTGCGACAAAGTGCCGCTCCTTTCCGCCCCTGTGGAAAAGATCGAAGGCAGCTTCAAGGGCAACTCCAAGATCAAGTTTGTCGAAACGCTCCAGTATGCCGCTAATGACGCGGTAAATGAGGGAATGGATTCAGCGGCTTATGCTCTTTTGCCCATCATCATGACCGATCCGGCAAAGAACCCCAGGACTGGTTCCATGGTGCTCAATGTGGCAGCGATTTGGGAAACCAGCCCCAAGGATACCCAATTCGCCGAATTCCCGCAGTTGTGGAAAGAGGCATTCCAGATCGTATCGAGCGCGAAAGATCAGATATTCCAAACACTTAGCGTCAACCCGGCGATGATGCCGCAGCAGGTTACGGCCCCGGGGAAAAAACCCAATCAAGCCCAGATCGCCTCGGAGCAGCAGGTCGATCTTCTGACTACGGCGGATTCCGTCACCACGATCGAGCAGGAAATTCTCACCCCCTATCTGCAATGGTGTGTGTGGCTCGATCATCAGTTCAGAGACGAGAAAACCACCGTTCCTTCATTCGGCGAACTCGGCGTGAAGATGCAAATGGAGGAAATCCCGCCAATTCAGATGGGCAAACGGTTTGAATTCCGCTGGTACGGGGTAGAGGCCGCGCGGAATATGCAGCAAATCCAGCAGCAGATGGCGGGCCTGAATGTATTGCGAGGAATCCCGCCGCAACTCTATCCGGGCCGCACTCTCGATCTTGGGCCTCTGATGTCGGCATGGGTTGACAACATCTATGGCGCACGGCTTGGGCCGCTGATTTTCAAGAACACGATAGACCAATTGGGCCTCAATCCAGAATACGAAAATCAAATGCTCGAACAAGGAATGCACGTTTCCGTTCAGCCGATGGACAACGATCAGGAACACATCAAAGCTCATATGCAGGCGTTCCAGGAGAAGGGCGATTTCTCGGGTCAATTGCGCGCCCACATGATCGAGCATCAGATGCAGATGCAAAAGAAACAGCAAGCCGCGATGATACAGCAACAGCAGCAATTACAGGGGCCGCAACAGGGCGGCGGCGGTCAACCTCGGCAAGGAGCGGCCCCCGGAGGGCCACGGCCGAACGGCCAAGGACCCCCCGGCATGATCCATCAGGATAGAATCCCGATGGGCGCGCCTAGACAGCGGGGGGCGATGTAATGCCGGAGGAATGGGAAGCCTACGACTCCGAACCGGAGGACGATCCCGATAACTGGCGGGATGAGGCTGACGAATAATGCCAGACCGTTTTTCAATCTGCTTGCCGTTTACTCTCGCTCAGGAATGCCCATTCCCGAACGATTGGAGCAATCCGAAGAACTATTCTTATGACAGTCATGATCCCGGTGGTGCGACGATGTGCGGGATTATCCAGAGGGAATATGATCTGTGGAGAAAAGGTCATGATCTAGCCTGTCAGCCGGTCGAGTTGATACCCCAGGATGAAGGCTACTCGCTTTATCAAGTGGCCTATTGGCTTCCAAGATGTCCCAATCTTTCCTCGGGTCTTGACCTTCAATACTTCGATACATCGGTCAACATGGGACCGACGCAAGCCACCAGGATTTTGCAAGTTGCACTCGGAATAAACAACGATGGAATCTGGGGGCCGCAGACCGATGCTGCCGTGACATTAGCTAGGCGAGACTTGGCCGCTCATATCGAAGCCTTCACCAACAGACGCACGGCAGTCTATAAGATATTGCCAGGATTTCCTTATTTCGGTACAGATTGGTTGCGTCGGGCAGAGGAAATGGGCGCACAAGCACTGAAAATGGCTGCATGATCCGGAAGATTGCCATTATCTGGGGACTCGGAGGCGGCTTCTTCGATCCGTCGAGCGGCGAGGTTGCGATGGTGGCGCGCTGCAAAGCAATCGGTCTCGATATCGGAGCCAGCCCCTATCATTACGATGACGGCCAATCCATTTATGAATTCCTCAAAACTGCGGATTGGCGCGGTATTGTCGGGGACAGCTTTGGGGCTTGTTTCGGGCCTGATTATGCCGGTGACTTGGCACCAACAAAGGTGGATTTCCTCGGCGGTTTCCAGCCATCGGTCTATTCGAGCAACATCAAGACGCTGGCGGACGGCACAAAATACATTGCCATTCCGGCGAACGTGATAACGGCCCACGTCATCCGCGACCCGGACTGGATTGACACGGCAGGTCTCGGTTATGCGAAGTGGATCGCCGACAATCCGAAAACCACCCGTCTCTTGGAAACGGACCATCGCGGGGCGCACCCGGACGATTGGGGTTATTCACAGGACTTAATGTTTGCCGAAATCAAGCAACTGATGGGGGCCTAGAATGCTGACGTTAAGTCCTGGCGCGAGATTCGCAATCGGCATCTGTATTACGCTTGCAATCGGCATTAGCTCTGGTGCGGTGGTCCTTACCCACGCCATACCGGCCGCCTGGATCAGTCCCGTAGAAGCATGGTGCGGCATCATTGCTTTTGTGGGGTCTGCCGCTCAGACCGGATTGCAGGGATTGGGCATGAGCAATGCCAATAAGGTCGCGGCGGCTCAGTCCCTTCCGTCAGACCAGAAGATTGCGATTGCCGCGAGCGCCCCGGAAGTTAGTCAGATTGTGACGACGAGAGAAATCGCCCAAGCGGCGGGACCTATCGGGGATGGGGCCAAGGTGGTTTCGCAATGACCGGCTTTATCGAGGACATGCTGCTGCGGCAGGAAGGGTTGTCCGATGCCGACATTGCCGCTGTTAACGCGGCACTGCCGGACGTTCAGGCGTTGGATGCAGCGTTGCAAGCGCAATGGCCCCGGATCAGCAAGCTCGCTCCCCTGTTTCTCCGCTTATTCAATATCGTCATCGCAAAACAAAGGACGCTGACATGAGTACGCTGACCAATATCGAAAACACGTTGGGCATAGTCGAGACCGATGTAGTGAATTTCTTCTCGACCACGCTGCCGAAAATCGAATCGGAAGTTGCGACTGCGATCAATACCGTGGCGCAGGACTTCGACAACGTGCTGCAATGGCTCGGGGCGCACGGCCAGGAAATCGCGTCCGACGTAGCCGGGCTTCTCGGCATCGTGGCTGCTGCCGGCGTCGGAATCCCCGCTCCGGTTCTTGCCGCCGCTGCGGCGCTCAATACTGCGGTTAGCCTCGTCAATACGGCAGTCGCGGCGCAGCAACAGTCGGCTTCGTCCGGTGGTACTGCACTGCAACAGGCGGTTTCTGCCGGGTCGGCGGCCTATCAGTCGCTCAAGACAGCGCAGATCGCCACGTCTCAGGCGCAACAGACCGTTGCCAAGCCTGCCACGGCTTCTGCAACCCCCTGATAATGAGCGACTATTCGATCCAAAAATATCTAAATCCAATCCTCATTGCTCTCGTTGGGGCATTAGGAGCGGCGGTAGGTCTATTGGTTTGGACTTCCCTTCAAGACATCAAAACAGCACAAACCACTGCCGCTCATACGCTATGGGACAATGTGCAAACGGTGGCAAGGGCGAATGCCGATCTGAACAATGCAATGACCGGACTGGCGACTACGCTAAAGGATCACATTCAGGTCGAGACGCAGATAGATCAGGATTTCAAGGTCGAACAACTCGACCACGAACAGCGCATTCGAGGTTTGGAACGTCCTTCAAAGGGCGGTTGACGGGGAGGGGCTTATGCGGGCGATACTCGTTATTGCTATGCTTGTGCTTTCATTATCGCCCATCTGCAAACAATGCTAGGAGCAAAGCCATGTTAGATCGTTTGGAAGAACTGGAAGCCAAGGTGCAGCATCTCATGTCGCTGCCGTCTGTCGTCAAGGATTTGGCCGACGAACGAAAAGCCATCTTGGAAGCCAAGGAAAAGGCCGACAAAGAGGCCAAGGAAAAGGAAGAAGCCCGCAAGAAGGCCGAGATCGAAGCCAACCAGAAAGCCGCCGCTGCTGCGGCCGAGAAGGAAAGCCGTCCGGTCCCGGAATTCTCCAAGGCCGAACCGGAAAAATCCGAAGGCCGCATCAGCCTGTAGGGCTATTGCCTTCCGTGAATAGCTTCATGTAGTATGGCCCATCGACTGGTGGCCGTAAGTCACCATTTCGACTGACGGGCGTTACTCGTCTCATGGGGCACGTTGAATGGCTGATGAACCTGAACTGGAAGTCGAGGAACTTGAACCCGAAGTTGCCGAACCGGAGGAGGCGGAAGCCGAACCGGAGGTAACCCAACCGGAAGTTCAAGAACCGGAAGAACAACCGGGACTCCAGGTTCAACCGTCTCGCGCCAATACTCGCATCCAGACGCTATCCGAAGAAGCCCGGGCGGCTAAAGCGGAGCTTGCCGAGACAAGGCGGCGTTTGGACGAGATTACGGCGCGGATTTCTCAGCCGGCTCAGGAATCTCCCGAGCAACGCGCACAGCGTTTCGCGTTAATGACTCCGCAAGAGCAGATGTCCGAAACCCTCCGCGATTCGGAGAAACGGATGGCTGCTCAACTGCAAACGATGCAGATGCAGACTGCGGATTCAGTGGATAGGACGGCGTTCCAGGTCAAAGCGCAGGTCGATCCGCTATACGCCAAATGGGCACCGAAGGTCGAAGGAAAGTTGGCGGAATTGCGTTCGCAAGGGAACAGTCCCAACCGCGAGACAATTCTGAAATACCTCATCGGGGAAGCGGCGTTGGAGGGACGGGGCAAGCAGGGCAAGACGCAGGCGGCACAGGCTGCTCGCAGGGTTGTCAATGCCAAGACCCGGCCGACCAATTCCGGCAGCGATGCCCAGGCACAGCGGACACGAACGGCAAGTTTGGAACGGCGTCTCGAAAACGTAGAAATCTAGGGCACCCTGGAGAGACGCTATGGCTGTGAACGTCAGCGGAAGTTTTTCTGCCGATCTGGAAGCATATATTGCCGACGAGACGCTTCCGCTCACTCGCAAGCAACTGGTCGTCTACCAGTTTGGCGACCCGGCAACCCTCCCGAAAGGTCGAGGGGTTACCTACACAGCCACCCGGTACAACCGCGTGCCGCTGCCATTTGCCCCTCTCTCGGAAGGCGTCCCGCCCCAAGGCGAACTGATGACCATCCAGCAGGTCACCGCTACCGCCCTGCAATGGGGCGATAAGGTCACCATTACCGATGTGGCGGAACTGACCATCAAGCACCCGCTGTTCAAGGAAGCCATCAAGCTGATGGCGCTGCAAGTCTCGGAAACCCTGGAACGTAACACCTTCAACAATCTCCAAGGGTTTACCCAAGTCAATTACGTCAATTCGCGCGGCTCACGAGCAGCCCTTGTTGCGGGCGACGTGATGAACACCCACGAACTCAACCGCGCCTACGCCATGCTTCTCAACATCGGTGCACCCCGCTTCATGGGCGACGAGATGACCGATACCAAGCTGGAAGCCGATGGCGGTGGTGCAAGGGCTTCCTCGAATCCGAGGGCAATGCCGCACTATGTCGCCGTGCTGCACCCATTCTGCGCGGCGGACCTGCGGGAAAACAGCTCGATCCAAACCGCATGGTCCTATTCGGACATCAACCGGCTCTATAATTTCGAGCTAGGCGAATGGTCCGGCATCCGCTTTACCTTCACCAACATGGTGCCATTCTGGACCGGCAATGCGGCGATCACGCCGACTGCCGCTCTGACCGGCTCTTTGGCGACCAATACCTACTACGCAATCGTCACGGCGTCCGACACCCAGAATCAGTACGAAAGCCAGATTTATCAGGTGTCGGCAGGTATCTCGGTTACCGGCCCCAATGGCTCGTTGCAGGTCGTCCTTCCGGTTCTGTCGGGCTATACCTTCAACGTCTATGTAGGAACCTCGAATGCCCCGACGAACCTGGGCTTGTCGTCTGCCGGCCCGACTTCCGGCCCGATGCAGGGCCAGGCAGTGCAATTGGCGGGTGGCCAGACCGTCACCATAACCGGCCTGGGAGCCTTCCAGATCCCGCCCGCCGCTCCGTCAACGGGAGTCACCGTCTATCCCAATTACATCTTCGGGCGCGGCGCATATGCCCAGGTGAAACTGGATGAAGTGAAGTTCACCTATTTGAAGGATGCGGATAAGAGCGATCCGCTCAACCAGTTGCGCGTGGTTGGGTGGAAAACTTATTATGGGACGCTCTTGAAGAACATTCAATTCGCAATGCGAATTGAATCAACTTCTGCGTTCAATTCTACCTTCGGCTAGGAGCAGATCATGGGATACCGACTTCGCTATCAGGTGTGGGTTGACTGGCTTCCGGCAGGCTTAGGCCCCGGCCTCTCCAACCCAACTGGCCCCGGTGCCCCGGGTGGCCCGGCGCAAACGCTGGCATTCTTCAACTCGCAAGGTCAGGTCTCGGGGGCGAGCTATCCGCCGACTTCCAGCACGTTCCTCAATGCGGACGTAGCCAACCTGCTCACGTCCATGACAACCGACCTCACGGCGCAGATGGAAAATGCGGCGGTACAGACCCGCATTCAGAACTTCTCGACTGGCACAGGCTAAACCGTGTCCACGAAAACATTAGGGACGCTTTCAACTACGTCTCTGACGGCGTTACAGGCTCCCCCGAAATACAATGCCACTCCGGGGCTTGCCATCGCCGACTTGGCGGCGATGAACAATTCCATCTACAACGATGAGCTAAACCCCCAGCAATTGCTCAGTCAGCAAATCATGAACACCTGCTGGGCACAATCCGGCGAAAGCGGACTGCTCACGATCCCCAATCGCGGTGTGCTCCAGGTTCATGCCGGGGATTGGGTTGCGATCGACCAGAGCGGTTGGCCCATCCTGATCGGCAAGGAATCCCTGCCGCAGACCTTGACGGCCACCGGAAACTACTCGGTCGCGGCAGGAACAGCGGTTACATCGCTCTCGGTCAATGTGCTGACTTTGGGCTGGTGGGCCGGGATGCTAATAACCGGAAGCAATATCCCGACAGGAACGTTCATCAAGGCAATCGCCGCAAACGGCCTTAGTCTGACTTTGACCAAGGCGGCGACCGGAACCGGAACCGGAGCGACGCTTACGGTCGGCTCCTGGACACACAGCTAGGGGCACCATGGCACGGCGAAAAAAGGAAATCCTCGACGCGCTCGAGCTTCGTATTGCCGGCGCGGAACTGCTGACGCCTTCCGACAAGCAGGAAATCCTCAAGCAAGCCCGAGAACAGGTCGAAGAAACCCGCAAGAAGGGTGCTATCGAAGCCTATCTCAAGGCGGCGATGAAAGAGGAAGAACGGCAGTTCAAGCCGCAGGAAGTCTATGAGGACTTCACCGTAGACCTCCCCGAATACGCCCCCTACATCCAGATCGAAGGCATCCGGTATTTCCACGGTCTCACTTACGAAATTCCCTATTCGCAGGCCCGCTCCATGGCGGACCTCCAGCAGTCGGCATGGCAGCATGATCGCGAAATCCACGGCCAGCGGCGCAGGGGCGACGTGACCAGAGATCCGTTCGGCAGGGGTATCAATCAGCAGCGCGAGACCTCGATGTCCATGAGCACGGGTGCGGTGAATACCAGGGATAGCTTCTGATGCTCGACAAGACCGGAGAGACGACTGCGGCGACTGCCATGGCTATCGCAGTCTCCACACAGGTCGGTCCCAATACTTCGCTCGGTATGACGTTCTATCTGCCCTTGGACATGACGCTCAAGGACATCAATAAGTACGTCGATAAGGTCATGCTGATCGCGGATTATCAGAACGACAAGGGTATGCTCTACAAGATGAAGCTGGAACTGGAGGCCGCCAAGAAGCAGCTCCAGACCCACACCGAGCAGCGCGCCAACGCGCAAACCAAATACCAACTGGATCATGTGATCAGCCAAAGACGGGGTGACTGGAAACCGACAGGTTCCCAAGCCAAGGAACTGGAGAACTTCGACCGCAGCATCAAGCACGGCCGCGAAGTCATCATCCCCAAGATTGAAAAAGACATTGCAGACCTGGAGCGCAAAGTCGCAGCGGGGGTGTAATGCCCTTAACCGCCGCTCAAATCTGCACTCTCGCCCAGCAGGACGCCAGATGCCCCGGCTTCTCCATACAAGCCGGGCAACTCCTGAACATGATCCTGCAAGACCTCTGCCAGACTTTCGATTTTGCCGTCACCAAGCAGACGTTCCAATTCAACTTTGCCACATCGCAACTAAACTCTCTGGGGCAGGCTTACCAGAACCTGCCCGCCAATTATCTGCGGGGCATTCGTAACGAGTGCTTCTATGTGATTGACGGCGTTCCCTATCCGATGATCCCTTACGATCAGGAGGAAGGGGATATGCTGGTCGAGCAGGCCGGGTTATCGAATTTCCCGGTCGCGTTCTGGACCGACATGAGTTTGTCAGGGGTGACCAACAGCCCAACGGGATCGGGTGGCAGTGCGGTTCCGGTGGCTCTGTTCTGGATGCCGCCGTCCGGTAGCTATCCCTGCACCATCCGCTACCATTCGCTGATGGCGGATATTGCAACACCGCAGACATCAAATACAATTCCGTGGTTTCCCAATCAGTCCTATCTCAGGCGGAGGCTGGCCGGGGAATTGATGCTGCAAACCGATGATGAGCGGGCCAGTCAATTCCTGGGGGACGATGAGGACAAGACGCCGCAAGGTGCCGGTGTTATGCTCCGGAAATATCTTACATTGCAGGGCGATAAATCAAATCGTGTGCAGACTGTGAAGCTAGATCGGCGCGCATTCGGGAGCCGCTGGGAAAAACTTCCGAACACAAAACAGATCGGCTGGTGACCATGAAAAAACTTCTTCTCGTCCTTCTCGGCCTGCTCACCACATCGACTCTGGTTCTCGCCCAGACCGGCTCATCCAAGACCATCTCGGCTCTTGAAACCGAGATCAATACGCTCTGGCCGACCACAGGCGCGGGAGCAATAACGGCTACCAATGCCCGGCAGACGTTGCAGGATATCGTCAATTCCTATTCGCCGTATGCCGGCACCGCTACTGCGTTGTCGGTTGTCAACGGGGGGACCGGAGATAGTGGTACGGCGTGGACGGGATTTTCCCCATCTATTTCTTGTGGGAGCGGTGCACTTATAAGCGCAACAGCTACGGGTCGATATAAAACTCTTGGGAAAACAGTCTTTATTACTTACATTGCCAGCATCATTTCGCCAGGGTCTTGTGCCTATGGTATATTTTTTTCAACGCCAGTAACAAATAATTCCATTACAATAGCTTCGTTGGCTGGACGTGAAGATTCTGTAAACGGCAAGGAATTGGTTGCGGTATCTAATTTAGGTACGGCAATTTTCCAGACTTATAATTATGATGACACAACACCAATTGCTACAGGTTCAGTATTAAGCATATCCGGTGTCTACGAGTCCCAATAATGCAGCGCAACTCCAAACCTTTGACATGGCGCGCCAAAGGACTTTCCGACACGGAAGATGCCTCATCTACATTCAATGGGGCCATGAACTCGCTTTCCAATCTCATCCCCGACCCCGCGACTGCCAGACTATGGATGTGCCGACCCGCTGCTACCAAGCTGGCTAATTTCTCGACTACAGGCGACTTTAATCTTGATTTCAGTGCAGACTTTTCCATTCCCAACACCGCTTGGCAAAACGCTTACGGAACGACGCTCATCGGCACACTAGGTTTTATCTCGGCCTCGATCATGCTGGGCGATACCTGCTACGGCATGATAGCGGGCGGATTGGGCTATGACGTTCCTTTTGCCTACAATCTGGCAACCCAAACGCTCACGCTCCCCTCTGGTGTCACAGCGGGAAACGTCCCTGCCAGTCCATCCACCACTGGAACCTGGACGCCACCGACCATGGCGATCATAGGTTCCAAGATCATCGTCACTCATCCGGGATTCAACGGTGCGGGGACAAACTGGATCGGGGTTATCAACATCCTCAATCCCGCCGCCCCGGTGTGGAGCACGACAAATCTCACGGGAGCAATCCAGTTCACGACCGTTCCTACTGCGGTGGCGCAGTTCTTCAACAGGGCGTATTTCATCCACAATGCGCCGGCCCAGCCTGCCGCTATTTTCTCGGATATTCTCGCTCCGACCAATGCAACCAATGCCAATCAGATATTGACGTTCGGGGATACCGTTCCACTGACCGCTCTGGCAGGGTTGCCGCTCAACAATCAGTTGGGAGGGATTATCCAGTCCTTGATGGTATTCAAGGGAGTGACCAGCATCAATCAGATCACGGGAGATTATGCGCTTAGTACTCTTTCGCAAAATTCTTTGGATATTGCCACCGGGA